ATAGTGAAGGTGTATCATACAAAGAACCAAAGTTGAAGATGATGGGTATTGAAGCTGTCAAGTCATCAACGCCTGCAATATGTAGACAAAAGATTAAAGATGCACTTGAACTTATAATGACAAGTGATGAAAAAGAATTAAACAAGTTTGTAATTAATTTTAGAGAAGAGTTTCTTAAAGTAAAACCAGAACTGATTTCGTTTCCTCGCTCAGTAAAAGGTTTATCAAAATACTTTGATAGTGGAACGACATTTAAAAAGTCAACACCTATGCATATAAAAGGTGCATTGATATACAATCACAAGATAAAACAAAATAAACTTATAAACAAATATCCTTTGATACAAGAGGGAGATAAGATTAAGTTTGTTTATTTAAAACAACCTAATCCTTTTACTTCAAATGTAATCACATACATTACCAAACTTCCTAAAGAGTTTGACATACACAACTTTGTTGATTATGATATACAGTTTGAAAAAGTTTTCATTGACCCCTTGACATTAATTTTAAATACGATAAAATGGAACATAGACCGTACCTATGGAACACAAGGTACACTTGAGGATTTCTTTTAGTGAATAAAGAACTATATGATTTATTAAGAAAATGTTCTGATGAAACTGGTTTACCAGTTATGAAAAAAGAATTATTTCTTAAAACCATAGATGATTATGGTAAAGAAGATTTTCGTAAGGCTCTTGCAGAATATATTACAAATGAAAAACCACCATTTCCACTTGCAGAATTTAAAAAGGAAAAGGTTGTTGATAATTTTCGTAAATTACAAAGTGCAGACTTTACTGATTATATAACACTAAACCAAAAAGATAGAGTCTTAGAAAAATATGATGATTACAAATATCCATATAGTAAATATGGATTAGGTGTAATTAGTGCTCCACCTAAATTTAATTATTGTTCTGATTCTTTTATGAATGATTTAAGATTAGAGTGTGGTTCTTATGGTTATAAATCACCAGTAAAAAGGTGGAATGATGGTGATAATCTGTGGGGTGCATTTGGGCCTATCTTTCGTGGTGTTAATGATACTCAAGAACTGAATGGTAGAATTTATATTATGTCATTTAGATTAGGTACTTATATTGCAACACAATTTAAACCAATAGTTGCAAAAACAATATATGATATGACAGATGCAAAGACTGTATTAGATACATCTATGGGTTGGGGTGATAGACTTACTGGTTTCTTTGCCTCAAACGCAACACACTATATTGGTTGCGACCCTAACCCAAATACTTTTAAAAGATATAAAGATATGATTGAGTTCTGGAATAGTCTAACTGGAAATAAAAAAACCACACAAATATATAATTGTGGTGCAGAAGACTTGCCTTGGGACGAGATAAAAAATGTTGATTGTGCATTTACAAGTCCACCATATTTTTCCACAGAGAGATACAATGAGGGTGGTGAAAAAGAAGAATTACAATCGTGGTTTAAATTTAATCAATATGAATCTTGGAGAGACAATTTTTATCTACCAGTATCACAAAAAACATTTGACTCATTAAGTGATGATGGTGTGATGATGGTAAACATATTAGACCCTAAAGTAAAAAACAAAAGATATCGTTCTGGAGATGAACTCGTTGATATGTTACTACCACATTTTATGGGTCAAGTCGGTATGAGAATTATGCAAAGACCACAAGGTGCATCTGTATTTAAAGACGAAGAGGGAAACTTTGATAAGAAAAAGATGGACGAGTTTATGAATAAAATATATATTGAAAATATATGGTATTTCAGTAAAGATAAAAATAAAGATATATTTAAACATTGTAGAATCAGTACATTGGAAAATTTTTTGTGTTAACTCCAGTTGAAGAATATAGTAACATATTATTTAAGAGGGAAGACTTATACAAACCATACGATAATTTTATAAGTGGTGGTAAGATAAGACAGTGTAGAGATTTAGTAGAAAAGAATTTAGACTATATCAAAGAAGAATGTAATTCTACAATATCAACTGCAGCCTCAATTATTTCACCACAATCACCAATAGTATCAAGAGTTGCAAAAGAATTTAAATTAAAATCAATCATAGGGTTTGGAAACACAACATTAGAAAAGGCACTTAAACACAAAGCGATGAGAATGTGTAAAGAATTAGATTCAGAATTAGTTATATTAAGTGAAAGTCAAGGATTTAATAATGTATTATATCACAACTTAAATAAGTTATCTGAAGATAAACCAATGTTTAAAATATTATTTGGTTATGCAGCTAAAACTCATAGAGAATCTATTATAGGTAAAATATCAGAACAAGTAGAAAATGTTGATTGTGATGTATTATATGTTCCAGTTGGAAGTGGTGTCACCCTAACTGGAATACTAGAAGGAAAAAAACAATATAATAAACAATTCAAAATTGTTGCATTACAACCTTTTGGTTACGACAGAACAGAATCTGTATATAAAAATTTAGATGGTATGAATTGGGAATATGATTTTGAATTTGTTAAAGGTAAATATCCTTATCATAAATTACTTAAAAAAAATGTAGGGTTTGAGTTAGATATGATTTATGAATCTAAAGCTTATGAAATGATGGAAAATATGATAGATACAAAAGTTAAGAATTGTTTTTGGGTAATTGGTAATACTAATTTAATAAGATGAAACACGCTAAAAATAATTATGAAACATATTACAAAATTTTTCATATGTTTTACAAGTATGCTGATATATTTCCTTATATGAGAAAGGATTATCTTCAAGAATGTTTAGAAAAACAAAAAGTAATATATGAAAATGGATTAGTTATAATTTACCACAAATATTTAATCTCCAAAAAATTTGGTAATTATAAAGTAAACAAAGGTGATGTAATTATTAAAGATATGGTAAAAGAAAATGATAAAGTTAACTCTGTCAAAATAATCAACAAATTTTTTGATTATGTAAATACAAATGTTTGGTGTACAGTAAGAAGTGATAACATTAGGGCCTGTAAATTTTACGAGAAGATTGGTATGGAAAAAGTCTCAGAAATAAGTTGGAGTAAAGGTAAATTAAAAGGATATGTATTTTTAAAAATACATAACTTGACAAATATAAAAAATATGGTACAATGTTGAAAAGGAGATTTGAATGCCTGATTTTTTAAAAGAAGTTATCAAAACAACTGGTAACGAATATGCATCATTAGTTTCAGACGGAGTTGAAGCTGGTGATGTTGAAGAGTTTATTGACACTGGTTCATATGCTTTAAATGCATTACTATCTGGTTCAATAAATGGTGGACTACCAGCAAATAAGATTACTGCAATCGCTGGTGAAAGTGCAACTGGTAAAACATTTTTTCTTATGGGTATGTGTAAAAACTTTCTGGATAAAAATCCAGAGGGTGGTGTAATATACTTTGAAAGTGAAAGTGCGATTACTAAACGAATGATTATTGACAGAGGTATTGACCCATCAAGAATGGTTATACTTCCAGTAACAACAGTACAAGAATTTAGAACTCAATCACTAAAAGTTTTAGATAGTTATATTAATCAAGATGCATCTATTCGTAGACCATTGTTTCTTGCATTAGATTCACTTGGTATGTTATCAACAACTAAAGAAGTTGAAGATACTGCTGAGGGAAAAGAAACAAGAGATATGACTCGTGCTCAAGTTCTCAAAGCTGCATTTAGAGTGTTGACTTTAAAACTTGGTAAAGCAAAAGTACCTATGGTTGTAACGAATCATACATATGATGTTGTTGGTTCTATGTTTCCAACAAAAGAAATGGGTGGTGGTTCTGGATTAAAATATGCAGCTTCTTCTATTGTATATCTTTCTAAAAGAAAAGAAAAAGAAGGAACAGAAGTTGTAGGTAATATTATACATTGTAAAAACTTTAAATCAAGACTTACAGTAGAAAACAAAATGGTTGATGTTAGACTAACATACAATAAAGGACTTGATAGATATTATGGATTACTTGAACTTGCAGAAAAATATAAAGTATTTAAAAAAGTTGCAACAAGGTATGAATTACCAGATGGTTCAAAACAATATGGTAAAACTATACTGAACGACCCAAAAAAATATTTCACTAAAGATGTTATGGATATCTTAGAAGAATGTGCGAAGAAGGAATTTAGATATGGTGGAACAGAAAGCATTGAAGAAAGCGAATGATACTTCAAAAAGATATTTAGGTAATATCGCAGATGATTATGTTTTTTTAGAAAACAAATCAAAAACACAACAAGATTGCATTGGTATTAAAGGTGGTAGATATGATGGTATTGTATTTAAGTTTGGAAAGATTGCATCAGTACAAGACCCACAAAACCCAGGCTTAGAAGCAGTTCTTAAATTTCAATATACAGTTGTAGATTACAATGGATTGAAAGAAGAACATTTGAATATAGATTTCAAAAATCTTCTAGGTGATATACTTTGTGATATAGTAGACAAACATTATTCAGAGGGGGTTATTAGTGGTACAAAATCAGACGATAGAAGTAACGACACTAAGTCAGTTATTGAACAATGAAGAATTCAATCGTAAGGTAACACCGTTTCTAAAAAAAGAATATTTCAAAGATAGAAGTCAACAGATTGTCTTTGAAGAAATAAATGACTTTGTAGAGAAATATTCTAAACCTCCAACTCAAACTGTTTTAGAAATAGAGATTCAAAACAGAAGAGATTTATCAGAAACTGAAAATAGTGGTGCATTAGAACTTTTAAAATCACTTGATAAATCAGAGGTTGATTATGATTGGTTACTAAAAACAGTTGAACAATTCTGTAAAGACAAGGCTGTATATAATGCAGTTGTTGATAGTATAAAAATAATAGAAGATAAAGATAAGAACAACACACCAGAATCTATTCCTAGTATACTATCAGATGCACTTGCAGTATCTTTTGATAATCATATTGGACACGACTATATTGATGAGTCAGAAAGACGATTTGAATACTATCATAAGAAAGAAGATAGAATACCTTTTGATTTAGAATACTTTAATAAAATTACTAAGGGTGGTTTACCTAACAAAACTTTAAATGTTGCACTTGCTGGTACTGGTGTTGGTAAATCATTGTTTATGTGTCATATGGCTGCATCAACTTTGATGCAAGGTAAAAATGTTTTATATATTACATTAGAGATGGCAGAAGAAAAGATTGCAGAAAGAATAGATGCAAACTTAATGAATCTATCTATTGATGATTTACACGAACTACCAAAGAAAATGTTTGATGATAAGATTAATAGTATATCAAAGAAAACAGTTGGTAAATTAGTAATCAAAGAATATCCAACTGCATCTGCACATAGTGGTCATTTTAAAAGTTTAGTAAAAGAACTTGCACTCAAGAAATCATTTAAACCAGACATTATTTTTATAGACTATCTAAATATATGTTCATCAACTAGATTTAAAGGTAATGCAAGTGTAGGTTCATATTTTTATATTAAGGCGATTGCAGAAGAACTTAGAGGTTTTGCAGTTGAATCTAATGTTCCAATAGTATCTGCAACTCAAACAACAAGAAGTGCATACACTTCAACAGATGTAGGATTAGAAGATACATCAGAGAGTTTTGGTTTGCCTGCAACTGCTGATTTGATGTTTGCATTAATATCTACTGAAGAACTAGAGGATTTAAATCAGATAATGATTAAACAATTAAAGAATAGATATAATGACCCCACAATGAATAAAAGATTCATATTAGGAATAGATAGAGCAAAGATGAGGTTATACGATGTTGAACAAGTCGCACAAAAAGATGTGTTAGACTCTGGACAAGATGAACCAGTCTTTGACAATACTGGTGTTGGAAAAAGATTAGGAGAAAAATCTTATGAAAAGTTTTCCGACCTCAAGATATAAAAAGTATAAGGTAAAATACTACTATGATGTTGAATGGAGAAATAAAGAAGCTGTCTATGTTGTTGTTGAATTACCAACAAATGATGTTGTCCAAGTATTCAAATTCAAGGAAGACGCTGAAGAAATGGTTTCAGATTTAATGACTATTAGACCATTTGGTAGAGACCCTTTACCTAAATT